TGCTAATAATCGAGATTACGATAGAGAAACAAACGATTATTACGCCACAGAACCAAAAGCGGTTGAAATGCTTTTAGAACTTGAAGATTTTACAAAGTTGCACGTTTGGGAGTGTGCTTGTGGCGAAGGGCATTTATCAAGAGCAATGCAAAACAAAGGAATAACTGTTTATTCGTCTGACTTGATAAATAGAGGATTTGGCAATGAATATGATTTTTTGAATGCTGAAAACAAAGAATGGAAAGGGCATATAATTACAAACCCACCTTACAAATATGCAAAGGAATTTATTGAAAAGGCATTGTCAATTATCCCTGAAGGTTGTTTAGTTGCAATGTTTCTGCCAATAAGATACACAGAAGGTAAAGCACGAAAAAAATTATTTCAAGCACACCCACCAAAGACTGTTTACATTTCAAGTAGTAGATTAAAGTGTGCAATAAACGGAAACTTTGATGCTATGAAAGGCAGTGCAACTTCTTACGCTTGGTTTGTATGGCAAAAAGGCTTCAAAGGAACGACAGAACTCAAATGGTTTAATTAAAAATTTCAAATGAGAATGTCAATCGGAGAACGTCAGCAAGGCATTACGCATAACACATAGTAATAACTATGATAGGTCTATATGATGAAAATGATAAATGGCTAAAATGGCTACCACTTAACGAAAAATTATGTAATTTTTTGTCTGAATATAAAATAAAAGTAACTATAAACCCAGATGCATTAAAATGAAATACGTAAAATACTACAGAATGTGGCTTGAAGATACAGTAGAGCCAGAGGGTGGCACATGGTGCTACATGGGCATGGATGAGAAAGGCTTTTTATGGCAGCTTAACTTTGCTTATCAACAGAATGAGGAGCCTGAAACATTAGAACAATACCTCCGGTGGGGCTACAAAATTGAAGAGCTATGACAAAAGAAGATATCTATGAGTGGCATGCCATCCAGAACATGGACCTCATGCGCCTTGTTGACAAGTACGACCTCAAGAAGAGAACAAGAGCAAGAAGCTACTGCTACAAGCGTTTTTTTATAGCTCAGTACATGGTCCGCAAAAGGCACCTTACTGTATTCGTAGCAGGCCACCTGTTAGGTGTTGACCACAGCACTATATCCTATGCCATGAAGATGCATGATACCTGGTGGGAGAAGGATCCTGTATACATGAATGCTATCTACCCACTACCAGAGCTCATAAGTGGTGAGCATGTGCCTCAGACTTACAGCGTAGACTATGAGGAGGTGGATATAGAGGAGTGTGTAGTCAATATACGTGGTAATTTCCCTCCAAAGTTATTAACTAAGTTTGATAAGCCTATGACAGGACCAGAATTAAGTACTATATTTGCTATGTCGTAATTTCATATTAGGTTAATACGGGGGTCAACGGACCCCTTTTTTGTGCCCTTAACATGACGATAAGACAAATCTCTATATATACGCTATAGTAAAAAGTCAAGAGTAGTACTCTCAAGTTTTGTAAAATTTTGCGTCGCAGCGTCGCGGAATTGCTGAAACCCTTGTCAGTGTTGACTTTCAGACATGACGCAACACATGACGGAATTATTTTTTTTCGTCTTTTTAATTACATTAACGTCTTTTTATATCTTTGTACCCCATGTATAACCCAAATATATCCGTATTCAGGTCTCTATACCATAGTAAAGAGACTCCCTTTAAGCTCACTGCCATTGATGTATTCAATAGAATAAAGCAAGGCAACCCTGAGCTAAATAAGAAAATAGAAGCTATCCGAGCTGGAGATAATGAAAGCAAGAATAAGCTCATGGCTATCATGTTCAATGGTACCTTCAATGAGCGTAAAGATGATGGCCTAATAGAGCACTCAGGACTTTGTGTGGTAGACTTTGACAAGTATCCTGATAAGGAAACTATGGAAAGGGACCGCAATAAGCTCATGAAATGTAAACACGTGTACCTTATGTTCACTTCTCCCTCTGGAAATGGACTTAAGGCTGTAATACGTATACCTCGTTGTGATAAGTTTGAGCACAAGAGAAGGTTCGGTGCCTTTGGTGAGTACTTCAAGAGCAAGTGCTTTGATGCTGCCAACTGCAATGTATCTAGGGTATGCTTTGAAAGCTATGACCCTAATGCCTACCTTAATGAATTTGCCGAGGAGTTCACAGGTATCCAAGATGATAAGGGATATACCATGAGTGAGAAGCCTATGGTCCTACCTCTTACCAATGAAGATAAGATCATTGAGCTGATCATGAAGTTTAAGCATGGCCCCTTCACAGAAGGCAATAGAGCTAACTGGCTCTTCAAGGTAGCCATGTGCATGTGTGAGTATGGTATAGATGAGCGTATAGCACGTAACTACCTACTGCAGAAGCAAGAGCCTGGCTTCACAGCCGATGAAATCAATAACACCATAAGCAACTGCTACATGCGTGGTAACTTCGCAAGCAAGTACTTTGAGGATAGACAGACCATGGATAAGGTAAAGGTCAAGCTAAAGGATGGTGTAAGCAAGGATGATATCAAGAAGCAGTTAGGTGTAGATGATAACGTGATAGATAAGGTGCAAACTGAGGTGCAGAATGTAGATGATAAATTCTGGGAGGGTGAAGGTGCTAAGGTCAAGATAGTGCCGAATAACTTTGCCAAGTTCCTGCACAAGCATGGCTTTGCTAAGTACTACCCGGAAGGCAGCAAGAAGCCTACCTTTGTATACATCCAAGAGAATAAGGTAAATGAGTCCTCCACTGAGCTGATTAAGGACTTTGTGCTCACTTATCTCCGCAAAGATGAGACGATTGAGGTATACAACCACTGTGCTAAGTCCACCGCCCTCTTCACTGAGAACTATCTTAACATGCTAGATAGCATTGATATGAACCTACTGCAGGATAGCAAGCATGTGAGCTTCATACCCTTTAAGAATGGTGTAGTAAGGTGCACCAAGGATAGTGTGGACCTCCTTAGCTACATTGATATTGATGGCTACATCTGGAACGGGCAGATCATAAATAGAGACTTTACAAGATTAGAGTCTCATGTTAACAATTTTCAAGACTTTATACGTAAGGTATCTGCTGATGATGATAACAGGGTGCAAGCCATGGAAACCATACTAGGGTATCTACTGCATACCTTCAAAGATAAAACTGATCAGAAGGCTATTATATTCAATGACCAGGAGATAGATGATAACCCTAATGGGGGGAGTGGTAAGAGCTTAGTGCTCACTGCACTGAGTAACATCCGCAAAGTGATTAAGATAGATGGCAAAGCCTTTAACCCGGGCAAGAGTGACTTCGTGTACCAACGTGTTAACCTGGATACTCAGGTACTTGCCTTCGATGATGTTAGGAAAAACTTTGACTTTGAGCACCTGTTCAGCCTGATCACAGAGGGTATACCGGTCAACCGCAAAAATAAGGATGAGATATACATACCCTTTGAGCGTTCACCCAAGGTGGTTATCACCACTAACTACGTGATCTCAGGATCAGGTACCTCACATGACCGTAGAAGGCATGAGATAGAGTTCTTTCAGTACTTTAATAGCCACCGCAACCCAGTGCAAGAGTATGGTAAGCTGTTATTCGATGAGTGGACTGCAGAAGAGTGGAGCTTGTTTGACAATTACATGCTAAGCAACCTGCAGAAGTACCTACAGATAGGGCTCTTTAAGACTGTTAGTATCAATGCTGATGCTAAAAGGCTCATACAAGCCACTTGCAAGGAGTTCTATGACTTTGCTATGGATCCAGATGTCTTACCACTGAATAAAAGACTATACAACTCACCTACATTAGTGAGCTTTCAAAATGATACCAAGAGCTTCAAGGAGCTAAGCCCTAAACAGTTCCTCAAGTGGGTGGCTGAGTGGGCCAATTACAAAGGATATACCATGGTCAAGAATAAGGACCACATAGGTAGATACTTTGAGCTCTTAGATGGCAACAAGGATGAAACTGATTTTAACCAAATAACACCTGAAAATGAAGCACCTTTCTAAATTAACACTACTGGTCCTGCTGTTGGCAGGTTGTGGATGCCCTAAATGGGGTAAGTATGAATACCTTGAAATTGTAGGCCATAGCCCAAAAATACCTACCTTTGGCGAGGATGGTCTAAACCTACCACCTGGTAAGTACATCATAAAAGCCTACAAGGGGCAAGAAGTAACCTATATTAAGTATGAACCGAGAAAATAAGAAACTACTCCATGAGCTCAAGCTCAAGAAGTGGGCTGAGAAAAACCCAGAATTTCCACCTAACTATATACCTAAGACAGTGTACAAGGACTCAACAGCAAATGGCCTAACCAAGGCAATAATAGACTATATTAACCTGCATGGATACCAAGCAGAACGTATCAATACCATGGGTGTAGCACGTACCAAGTACCGCACTGATGGCTCAGTGGCAGGAGTGCAATGGACTAAGGGCACCGGTACACCAGGGAGTGCAGATATATCCGCCACCATTAAGGGCAGAAGCGTGAAGATAGAGGTCAAGATAGGCAAGGATAGGCAGAGTGATGCACAGAAGAGGTACCAGGAGAAGATCGAACAGGCAGGAGGGGTGTACTACATAGCACGTAACTTTGATGATTTTGTAATTTTTTTTAATGAAATCGTAAATAATTAAAATTAAGTTGTATATTTGTAGAAATTTTAACTCAATAAATTATGACAACAAGAAAAACAGCTCAAGCTGAAGAGCCTAAACCAGCACTAAACATCTACCAAAAGCTGCACCTGGCTAAGCAGTCCATGGGTAAAGTGATCAAGAATGCCACTAACCCACACCTTAAACGTAACTATGCTGATATCAATAGTATCATTGATACAGTAGAGCCTATCCTACTAGACTGTGGACTGCTACTGATACAGCCAGTGAAGGATGATAAAGTGTATACCATCATCATTGATATTGAAAATGAAGATACCCTTGAGAGCTTCATGCCCCTTCCCTTAATCACCGACGCACAGAGGCTCGGTGGAGCCATCACCTACTTCCGCAGGTATACCCTGGTCAGTTTACTATCTCTACAGGCCATAGATGATGATGGCCACGAGGCTTCAAGGCCTTCAAAGAATAAGCCTACCCTGGATGGAGATAGATGGGCTAAGGCACTAGCAGCAGTTAAGGCAGGCAAGTTCACAGCTGAGCAGATTAAAGAGATGTATAACCTAACTCAAGAGCAGGAGGCACAGCTATGAAGTTCAGAGCATCACAATTAGGCAAGCTAATGACCTCCTCCAGGACCAAGGGGGAGGCATTGAGCCAAACAGCTAAAAGCTATATCATTGAGAAAGCTAAGCAGGACTTCTATGGGTACCGTAGTGAGCTTACTAACAAGTACGTACTCAAGGGTATTGAGCAAGAGCAGGATAGCATTGATTTACTTAACCTGGTACGTGTGGAGAACTATGCTAAGGACTGCCCTCCTGCAGAGAATGAGTGGCTAACAGGGTGCTGTGATATCATCACTGAGGATAAGGTCATAGATATCAAGACCTCCTGGTCCTTAGATACCTTTCCTGCTACTACCTTTGAACTGAAGGATACCTCAGACTATGAATGGCAAGGCAGGGCATACATGTGGCTATACGATAGGCCTACATTTGAGCTGTGCTATGTTATGGTAAGCACTCACCCTGAGTTCCTTAGCCAATATGACCCCATTGATATACATGAGGTGGACCATATTGATCCTGCTAAGCGTATCACATCCATCACATTTGAGCGTGATGCAGAGATAGAGATAAAAATGCAGGAGCAGTTACTGGCTGCAAGCCTTTTCTATGACCAAGTATTAATGCAATTACAGAACAAATGAACATAACACACGACAACGGTACCATACAGCAGGAGGATAGCATCCTCCTTGCTGTCATGGCTAAGTACTATGAGCGTTCAAAGAGAGGTCAGGCTAAGTACGGTACCAACCTGGACAGGACTGATATAGATTTAATTGGATGGCTTGACCATCTCCAGGAGGAGTTGATGGATGCGACTCTTTACATTGAGAAACTAAAGAAAGACATATGAAACAAACAGCGGTTCAATGGTTAGAAGATAAAATACAATCTGATATGACATTTATGGAGATACTTGGATTAATTAATCAAGCCAAAGCAATGGAGAAGGAGCAGATAATAGATGCATATCTCAAAGATAGAAGGGGTGAATTTGATAAGATGTTAAGGCTAATATATGATGCTAAAAAATACTACACCGAAAACTATGAAAGCAAAACTAACCTTTAACCTACCCGAGGACAAGCACGAATGGGAGAACGCTATCCGGGCTGATGCTATGTTCTGTGCCCTGTGGGATCTATCTCAGGAGCTCAGAACCCTATGGAAGTATGAGGAGCTCAGTGAGGAGGAGTGGAATATGGTTGAGAGAATCAGAGATAAGTTCTATGAGATACTGAGCGAGCACAACATAAACCTGGATAAATGATACCTGCATTAATAATACTGCTGGCCCCTGGCATTATATGGGGATAAATTTGGACTATAGTTTTTTTATTTAATTTAATCAAAAATGAGTGATTTCAAAGGAGAGGTGGTCTATGTGACCCCTACACAGTCAGTATCTGACAAATTTAAGAAGAGAGATATTACCCTCAAGTCCGAAGGTGAGTATCCACAGTATGTAACATTTCAGCTAACACAGGATAAGTGTGACCTAGCTAACAACCTCAATGTAGGTGATGTGGTAGACCTTAAGTACAACCTACGTGGTAGGCAGTGGCAGGGACCAGATGGTACCATCAAGTACTTCAACACCATTGAAGCATGGACCATGACCTTATCTAGTGGTGGAAAACAAGTTAATAAAAATAATGAAGGTACTGACGATCTACCTTTCTGAGGGTCAAACACTGAGCCAATGGGCTGTCAAAGAGGCTAACAGTCTAATAAATTCAAGGTATAAGCTAGTGCACCTTGCCCTCGATATGAAGGCACCATATCATAGTGTTAGGAGGCTTGTAGCAGGCGAGAATGTATCACTGGAGATCCTAGATAAATTTATACAACTATATTTGCATAGACACGTCTATGCAGATAAATGGAATGGATAAGTAAGGTAGCTAAGTATCACAGTGAATGGGTGAAGGTAGTCAATACCTTTGGTGAGTACTTCTATGCCGAGGACATTGTGCAAGAGGTGTATATTCGGCTACTTACTTACTCCAGGGAGGAGCAGTGCATAGTGGATGGTAATGTTAATAGAGCATATATGTATTACGTGCTTAGAAATACTTATTTATTAGTCAATAGAAATCAAAAGCCTACCTTTGTATCCATCGACCATGCCTTTGGTGTAGCTGCTGATAGTGATCACTTACTACATGCCTACAAACAGTTAGAGGATAGCATAGAGAGTGAGGTGGCCAAGTGGCACTGGTATGATCAGATCGTGTGGGGCCGGCATAGAAATATGAACCTATCTATACGTAAGATAGCTGATAAGACTAAGATAAGTTCAAAGAGTATATTCAACACCTTAAAGTCCTGCAAGCAACGTATCAAAGAGGCAGCTCAGGATGAGTGGGATAACTATAAACACTATGAGTAAAAAGAAAGCAGTACAGCTCGGTGATGCTGTAGAGAAGGTTACTGAAATCACTGGTATTAAGTCCTTAGTCAAGTACATGGCAGGAGAGGACTGTGGATGCAAAGAGCGTAAAGAAAAGCTCAATGAATGGGGTGAGTCCATCAAGCAACGTGTTAATGATATCTTCAAGCGGCAGATAAATGCCTTAACACCTGAAGAGTATCAATATCTTGACCAATTCTTTAGCACCTATAGAGGTGTAGTTAACATCAGCCAACAGCAGAAGTTACTTGATATCAATAACAGGGTATTCTCACAGAAGCTCCAGTACTCCACATGTGGAAGCTGTGTACTGTCAATGGTCAACCAACTGAAAAAAGTATACAATGCCTATACCATCCCCACACAAGAATGAGAGTGAGTCTGACTTCATGCAGAGGTGTATGAGTGACCATAATATGATAGAAGAGTACCCACTTGAGCAGCGTATAGCAATTTGCAAAGATGCAATGATTAACCAAAAGTTATCAACAAATGAAGGAGATAAAAACAAGAGGTGGATACAGGGAAGGTTCAGGCAGAAAGCCTAAAGCACTTGAGATAGCACTGGCCCAAAAGATGGACCTTGTAGCTCCATGTGATGATGTATTGATAGCCCTATACAAGAAGGTGCAAGAGGGTGATACTGCCGCCATCAAGCTATGGCTTAACTATAGACTGGGTATGCCGGTACAAAGAGTAGAGCAGGATACTAAGGTAGATATCAATAGCTTCAGCATAAGAGATGTGATAGAGTTCAATGATCAAGCTGAGTGAGAAATATAAGGCACTATACTCAAGTGAATGTAGGTACTATGTAATTACAGGTGGTAGAGGTAGCAGTAAGTCCTTTAGTGTAGCCACATGGGTATGCTTGCTATCCTTTGAGCCAGGGCACAAGATACTCTTTACTAGACAGACCATGACATCAGCACATATATCTATCATACCCGAGTTCAAAGAGAAGATAGAGCTCATGGGCTTAGAAGCTCACTTTGATATTACCAAGAGTGAGATAGTCAATAAGACTACAGGAAGTGAAATAATCTTCAGGGGTATCAAGACATCCAGTGGTGATCAGACTGCTAACCTAAAGAGCTTACAGGGTATCACTACTTGGATAGTGGATGAGGCAGAGGAGCTCACTGATGAGAATACCTTTGATAAGATTAACCTATCCATCCGTTCACCTAAGCAGCAGAATAGGGTAGTGCTCATACTCAACCCTGCCACCAAAGAGCACTGGATATATGGCAGGTTCTATGAGGATAAGGGAGTGCAACCGGGTAGCAATATAGAGCAGGGAGATACGTGCTACATCCATACTACCTACATGGATAACCTGGTCAACCTACCACAGAGTTTCCTGGATGAGGTAGACATCATGAGAGAGAGGAGGCCTGAGAAGTACAAGCACTCTATCCTGGGTGGATGGCTAGACAAAGCTGAGGGTGTTATCTTCAGCAACTGGAGGCTAGGTAAGTTCACTGATACTGGTACTGTGGTGTACGGTCAAGACTATGGCTTTAGTCAGGATCCCACTACACTGGTAGAGACCTCCATAGATACAAGCACCAAGACTATCTATGTCAGGCTTCACCTGTATGAGAAGGGGCTCACTACCTCCATGATATCTGATATCAACAAGAGTAAGGCAGGACCTTCGCTGATAGTGGCAGATAGTGCAGAGCCGAGGCTGATCACTGAGCTCAATGCAATGGGGTGCAATGTGGTGCCTGCCATTAAAGGACCGGATAGTGTGAGCTATGGTATTGCACTCCTGCAAGACTATGACATAGTGGTGGATGAGGGTAGCATAGACTTGATTAAGGAGCTGAATAACTACTGTTGGCTATCTCAGAAGAGTAAGACTCCGATAGATAAGTACAACCATGCTATTGATGCCTTGAGGTATGCTGTAAGCTACCAACTTGAAAATCCTAACAAAGGGAAGTACTACATTTTGTAATTAAATGAGTTATATATATGAGTGTAGACATGTATGAGATGATAAAGGTGGTAGAAGCCTATATCTCTGAGAAGAAGGGTAAGAAGATAAGTATAGTATTCAATGATATACAACGCTTCCCTGTGCATCTTGAGATGTTAATACATTGCTACAACTATATTAAGAATAATGGAAGTAAAGATAACCATACCAACTAGCATGGCTGAGATACCTCTGCTTAACTACCAGAGGTTTCTGAAGATGCAGAAAGAGAGTACAGATGAGGAGTTCATCGCTCACAAGATGATAGAGATATTCTGTGGTATAGAACTTAAGGATATAGCCAAGATAAAGCTCACTGACCTTAACGACTTGATTAACCACTTCAATAAGATATTCAATGAGCCTACCAAGTTCTACCATAGGTTTAAGCTCAAGGATATGGAGTTCGGCTTCATCACCAATATAGAGGATATCTCATGGGGTGAGTACATAGACCTTGAGCACCATCTCAATTCATGGGAGGACTACCATAAGGCTATGGCTGTGATGTACCGGCCTATAATCAAGACTCACAAGGATAAGTATGAGATAGCACCGTACACAGCACAGGAGGAGTACCATGAGCTCATGAAGTACATGCCTATGGAGATTGCTATATCAAGCAGGGTTTTTTTTTACGATTTAGGGAACGAGTTATTAATCAGTACCCTATCCTATTTGGAGAGAGAAGTGAAGAAGATAAGCACGAGCAGGACTTCTCGGAGAGGGGGCAATTCAACAAACAATGGGGATGGTATACAAGCATATATGCAGTGGCTAAGGGAGATATCACCAGATTTGATGAAGTTACCACCTATGGACTTCATAAATGTCTCACCTATCTCACCTTCGAAAAACAAAAGCAAGACATTGAAGCAAGAGAACTAAAAAGAATACAGAAAAGATGACAGGATATTACACGCTAGTCAAGGCACTAAAGGACCACTTTGATAATGATGATTTAGTTAACACAGTTACCAATGGTGATATCTTCGATATAGATATAGCCAAGCAAACTATCTTCCCACTGGTCCACACTATGGTAACTCAGGCACAGTTTGAAGCCAGGATACAACGCTTCACTCTTACCATCTTTGCCATGGATATAGTGGATGCTGTGAAGGTGGAGGATAACACCAAGTGGGAGACCAGAGATAACACCAATGATGCACTTAATAGCACACTACAGATACTGAACAGGGCCTACCAGATGCTACTGCATGGTGCACTCTATGACCTTAACTTTGCTGTGGAAGGTACACCTACCTGTGAGCCCTTTGCTGAGAGGTTCGAGAATAACCTGGTAGGATGGGCTATGACTGTGGAGATCATCTGCCCTAATGAAATGACTATCTGCTAATGGACCAGGAAGAGACATACAAAGAGCTTAAGAAGTTCAGAGACCACGTAGTCAAGCAGGCAAGGGCCAACCTAACCCGGGCAGGCAAGAGGGTAACAGGTAAGCTGTATGAATCTATAGATGCTGAGGTCAAGGCCATGCCTAACAGTATAAGTATCTACTTTGAGATGGAGGAGTATGGTGCATACCAAGATAAAGGTGTCAATGGTATATTGAGCGGCTTCGGTTCACCGTATAGTTTTGGTACCAAGTCAGGCAAAGCAAAAGGATTAACTAAGGGATTAGATAGCTGGATAGTAAGAAAGGGTATAGCACCCAGGGATAAGGGTGGTAAATTTGTATCACGTAAGAGCCTGAAATTCTTGATAGCTAGGAGTATCTATAGAAGAGGTATAAAGCCTAGCTTATTTTTCACTAAAGCTCTTGAGGGGGCGTACAAAAGATTGCCAGATGAGTTAATAGAGAAGTATGGCCTTGATGCTGAAAAGCTAGTTACAATGGCCTTAGATCAAGTAATACAGAAAGCCAATGCCAATAAACGCACGTAGCCCCCACATAGTACAGGTTAATGATGTTACTCAAACAGGTAGCAAGATAGAGATAGACCTATGGTACTATACAGGTACTCAGCCTACCTCACCTATCTACACCTTGAGTAAGCTGATACCTGCAGTGAATAACACCAACACTGCCTACAACATAAGCCCATACATAAGGGAGTACTTGCTTCATAAGTTCACCGGCAATAACTATGCTACTAACCAATTCTTAACGGACCAGTATGAGCATGTTAATATAGAGTACAGGACTTACAACTTCATAGGTGGAGTATATGTACTAGATACCACTGTTACAGATATCTGTTTCGATGGCTATGGATACTATGAGGAGGGCGTGAATATAAATAGGGGTAACATACTCCTGGGTAACAATACTACACACTACTACTGGCATGATAGCACTAACACTCCAAGCAGTAACCCTGCACATAGAGCAGGTATAGTGACTGCACAAGTGAAGAGGAACTGGTACTATGTGCACACTCCTCTTGGTGGTGGTACTCCTGTTACCTATACCTTCACTGCTGATGGTGTTTATGATATCAAGAGAGTACACCAAGGTAACTATGCTACAGGTAACTTGCTGCAGATATTTGATAACCTTAACGTGCTACAATGGCAGGGCACCTTCGCTCCAAAGACTGAGTGTAGGTATACACCTGTGACTATTGACTTTGTTAATAAGTTCGGTGGATGGCAGAGGGAGTTCTTTTACAAGGCTTCCATTGAGGCACTTGAGGTGAACAATACAGCCTACAACCTTATGCCATCTCAAGTAGTGCCTACCTTAATCAGTGAAGGCCAAAGAAGAGTATTCAATAACAATGGCTTGAGAAGGTATACTCTCAATACAGGTTTCGTAGATGAGAGCTATGGCGAGACTATGCAGGAGCTCCTACTCAGTGAGAGGGTGATATGGCAGAATGGTAGCCAGACTATACCTGTAAAGGTCAACACTAAGAGCATAACTAAGCATAAGAATATCAACAATAAGACTATCAACTTCAGCATTGAAATAGAGTTAGCCTTTGATGTTATTCATAGTATAGTGTAATATGAAGAGACAGGTAAAGGTATTCATAGAAGGGCAAGAGCTTGACCTCTTTGATGATGAGCAGATATCTGTATCATCCAGTGTGCAGAATGTATACGATATAAGCAAGAGTAATACTGATGTATCTCAGAGCTTCACTGTGCCAGGTACTGCTAGGAATAACCGTATCTTCCAACACTTCTATGAGACTGATGTAGATAGCACTATAGACCACAACCTGAGAAGAGATGGATACATAGAGATAGACCTTACTACCTTCAAGCGTGGCAGGGTACAATTAGATAAGGCCAATGTAGAGAAGGGTAAGATAAAGAGCTACACGATCACCTTCTATGGTAAGCTGGTAACACTTAAGGACCTCTTTGGTGAGGATAAGCTGATGGACTTGGACCATAGTAGCTACAGCCATAACTTCACCTTCACTGAGGTGATGGGTAGGATATATGGCACTAACTCTAACACCAATGTGCAGTACCCACTAATATCAAGCAATAGGCTGTGGGAGTACGTAGGTGTAGGTGCTAGCTATACATTAACTAACTGGCTTACTTCTACTTTAACAAATAACAATATCACTACAACAGGTGGTGCTATCAATGTACTTACTGAGCTTTTCCCTGCAGTGAAGCTCAATGCTATCATCACCATGATACAGAATAAGTATGGCATCACTTTCAATAGTAGTTTCTTTAGTACTGAGCAATGGAGGGAGGCCTATATATGGTACAAGAATAGGGATGTAGTTAAGGCAAGTACCTTGGCTAACATCATAGACTTTGATACCTTGAGTAGCAATGTTATAGTAGATATAGATACTACTCAATATGTTGACTTATCACTCAATACAGTCAATGTGGTATATCAACCTGCCTTTGCTACTAACCATGCTATAGCCATAGATGTTATATCTGTAAGCAGTGCTACTGTTAAATACTGGGTAGATGTATATGTTAATGGTGTACTCATTAATAGTATTGAAGGTATTAATGGTAGCCTCAATAATGTGACAGGATATGCAAGTATATACACTGCCACCAACGTAGCAGGACTTAATGATACGGTGCAGTTTAAGGTAAGGGCAGAGTCTGGCCTTACTATTGACTTCAATATGAGATATAGGATATTTGATGGAGTTGTATTTAACGCCTCAATATATTCATGTGTTACTCAGAACTTACTTGGCTTTATTGACCTGTCTATATGTGCACCTGACATGAAGGTGGCCGATTTCATGAGTGGTATATTGAATCAATTCAACATGGTGGTAGAGAATACAGGTGAAAACGAGTACACCATAGAGCCACTGGTTAACTGGTACACTCTTGGCAAAGTATATGACATCACCACTGCTACTGACTTTGATACTACTGAGATAGCCAAGGTGCCACTATACCGTAAGATCAGCTTCAAGTATCAACAGAGTGAGAGTGCTATGAATAAGTACTATTTACAGTCATGGCAGAAAGAGTATGGTGATACGGAATATATATACCCTTATGATGGTGGTGATTACAATATCCAAGTTCCCTTTGAGAATCTTATGTTTAATCAGTACTACCACTCAGGTGCACCAAGTGGCTTACAGGTAGGATTCTCACTCAATAATGCCCTAGCACCTTATGTACCTAAGCCAGTGATACTATACAGGTATGGAGTGGTATCAGGCTTGCCTCATGATGTAAGGTACGAGGATGGGCTAGGTAACACTTCTCATGATGATATATATACCATGTTCGGACAAGACTATACCGATAGTATTACTAGCATCAAGTACTCTTTGAACTTTGCACCTGAAACTTCCACCTATCACCTGGTAGCTATACAGCAGGGTATCTTTGCTACCTACTACTTCCAATATCTATACAACCTATACAACCTTAAAAACAGGATCACCACAGTTAAGGCAGTGCTACCTATAAGCATACTAACCAAGTTAAGGTTATGTGATAGGGTGATCATCAGAGATAAGCGTTACATCATCAATGACATAAAGAGTAACCTGAACACCGGAGAAAGTACCTTGATATTGCTCAATGACTTCATGCCGATTGATCCAGATGATCTCATACCACCAGGAAACGAAGAAGAAGTAGAAGAATGATAATAGAAAACATAGTTAAGATGCTCACACTTGATGAGCACATAGGTAGGAGTGAGCTGATTGAGTTAGCCAAGGGTAAGTACAAGCTACATACTTCTACTAAGGGGGTGTACAAACAAGCACTACGTGAGTTATATATGAAGAGATATGGCAGAAACAAGGGTAATTAATTTAGAGGTACAGGACAACACCAAGAGCCTTAAGGCACAGCTCAAGGAGGCACAGGCTGAGGTGCAGACCTTGGCAGATAAATATGGTGCTACATCCAAGGAAGCAGTAGAGGCAGCTAAGAGAGCTGCTGAACTTAAGGATAGGATAGGTGATGCCAAGGCCTTAACTGATGCCTTTAATCCGGACGCAAAATTTAAGGCGTTAAGCAGTTCGTTAAGTGGCGTTGCGGGTGGATTATCAGCAGTTACGGGTG